TACCACTGCAGCAGTTCCTGGTGCGGCATTAAGTTCTGCTAGATATGGTGTGGGAGCAACAGGAAACTCTGACGCAGGTTACTTTGGTGGTGGTCGTGGTCCTGGTGCATTCTCAACAATGGATAAAGTCACTTATGCATCTGATACCACTGCAGCAGTTCCTGGTGCAGCATTAAGTGCAGCACGTAGTTATCTGGGAGCAGCAGGTCCCAGAGCAAATGCACTTCCATTAGTACAAATTCCAATAGGAACACCAACACCTAATACTGGTTACTTTGGTGGTGGTCTTGGAGGTTCTCCATTGGCTGTATCAGCAACGATGGATAAGACCAGTTTTGCGTCTGATACAACAGAAGCAGTTCCTGGTGCTGCATTAAGTGTTGCTCGTTATGGTGTAGCAGGAACAGGAAACTCCACACACGGTTACTTCGGTGCTGGCGGTGATCCTGGTGGTCCAATATTCACAACAATGGATAAGACCACTTATGCATCTGATACGACTGCAGTAGTTCCTGGTGCTGCATTAAGTGTTTCTAGAGAGTTCCCTACAGCAACAGGCAACTCAACAGCAGGTTACTTTGGTGGTGGTTATACTCCTAGTCCTGGTATTCTATCAACAATGGATAAGGTCACTTATTCATCTGATACGACTGCTGCAGTTCCTGGTGCAGCATTAAGTCTTGCTCGAACTGCCCCGGCAGCAACAGGTAACTCAACAGCAGGATACTTTGGTGGTGGTTTTACTCCTGGTCCTGGTACAGTATCAACAGTAGATAAACTTACATATGCGTCTGATACAACAGCAGCAGTTCCTGGTGCGGCATTAAGTCTTGCTAGACAACGTTTAGCAGCAACAGGTAATTCAACAGACGGTTATTTTGGTGGTGGATATGCTGCTCAAAAATCAACAATGGATAAGCTCACTTATGCATCTGATACGACAGCAGAAGTTCCTGGTGCAGCATTAAGTGATGCTCGTTTTGCTTTAGCAGCAACAGGCAACTCAACAGCAGGTTACTTTGGTGGTGGTAGTGATGGTAGTAGTCCTGTGACAACAGTAGATAAGGTCACTTATGCATCTGATACAACAGCAGCAGTTCCTGGTGCAGCATTAAGTGCTACTCGTTATGGTCCAGCGGCATCAAGTGCCAGAGGAAATGCATTGCCATCTGGTGCAATCTTAAATCCAGCACCATCAGCACCACCATTTAGATTTATTGATGGTTCACAAGGAGCTCCTAATACTGGTTACTTTGGTGGTGGTGGTGGTGGAACTTATTCGACAATGGATAAAACCAGTTTTGCGTCTGATACAACATCTAATGTTCCTGGTGCCAATTTAAGCTTTGCTAGAAAAGCTTTAGCAGCAACAGGAAATTCGACAGCAGGTTACTTTGGTGGTGGTAGTCCTGGTTCAAACACAACAATGGAGAAGGTCACTTATGCATCTGAGACACCAGCAGTAATTCCTGGTGCGGCATTAAGTGGTGTTACATATCACATTGCAGCAACAGGAAATTCGACAGCAGGTTACTTTGGTGGAGGAGATAATACTTTTGGAGGCGACCATAAATCAACAATGGAGAAGGTCACTTATGCATCTGATACAACAGCAGCAGTTCCTGGTGCGGCATTAAGTGGTGCTAGAAGTTCATCAGCAGCAACAGGAAATACAACAGACGGTTACTTTGGTGGTGGTGCTAGTCCTAGTATTGTATCAACAATGGATAAGTTGACTTATTCATCTGATACAACAGCAGCAGTCCCTGGTGCTGCATTAAGTACTGTTAGAAGAAATATGGGAGCAACAGGAAACTCCACACACGGTTACTTTGGTGGTGGATATGCTTCTACTCCATTAACAACAATGGATAAGGTCACTTATTCATCTGATACGACAGCAGCAGTTCCAGGTGCGGCATTATCTAATGAAACATATCGCCTTGCAGCAACAGGAAATTCGACAGCAGGTTATTTTGGTGGTGGCATTCCTGGTCCATATTCAACAATGAATAAGACCACTTATGCATCTGATACCACTGCAGCAGTTCCTGGTGCAGCATTAAGTCAGGCTAGAGCACAGTCAGGAGCAGCAAGTGCCAGAGCAAATGCACTACCAGTCGCAGAACCACCAGCAGCAACACCAACTCCACAGACTGTTAGTGGAACACCAACACCTAATACTGGTTACTTTGGTGGTGGTAGAACTCCTAGTATAAAATCAACAATGGATAAGGTCACTTATGCATCTGATACAACAGCAGTAGTTCCTAGTGGCGCACTAAGTGGTCCTCGTAGTCATCTAGGAGCAACAGGTAATTCAACACACGGTTACTTTGGTGGTGGTATAAATGCTAGTTATAATATGTCTACAACAATGGATAAGGTCACTTATGCATCTGATACACCAGCAGTAGTTCCTGGTGCGGCAATGAGTGTTGCTAGATATATCTTTTCAGCAACAGGGAACTCTAATGCGGGTTATTTTGGTGGTGGTCTTGATTATAACGTCCCTAGTAGTTATTCTACGATGGATAAGGTCACTTATTCATCTGATACGACTGCTGCAGTTCCTGGTGCTGCATTAAGTGGAGTACGTTATGGTGTGGGAGCAACAGGTAACTCAACAGCAGGATACTTTGGTGGTGGTTATACTCCTGGTCCTGGTACATTATCAACAATGGAGAAGACCACTTATGCTGCTGATACAACAGCAGTAGTTCCTGGTGCGGCATTAAATGATCCTAAATCTTACTTATCAGCAACAGGAACCTCAACACACGGTTACTTTGGTGGTGGTTTTATTCCAGGACCTAATGATATATCAACAATGGAGAAGGTCACTTATGCATCTGATACCACAGCAGCAGTTCCTGGTGCGGCATTAAGTGTTGCTAGAAGATATCCGGCAGCAACAGGCAACTCAACAGCAGGTTACTTTGGTGGTGGTCATCCTAGTCCAGTATCAACAATGGATAAGACCACTTATGCATCTGATACAACAGCAGCAGTACCAGGAGCAGCATTAAGTGTTGCTAGAACTGGTGCGGCCGGATCAAGTGCCAGAGCAAATGCATTACCATCAGCAGCATCACTTCCCGCAATCGTATAATTAGTGTTATAATAAAAGAAAAAATTTGATATGATTGATAATCCTTTGTCCTATATTTTAATCAAACCAAATATTATTAATGAATATGGTTTGAGAGAAATGCGAGAATATATTGAGAGAACAAATAAAACTGATCTCTCTGTTTTTGATCCGCATAAATCAAATGCGACCGGTGGAAAAGAGTGGATCGTAAATAAAGAAATCCGTGATACTCAGCACGTTGAAATGGGACCACTGTTTCCTAAGATTACTGATTTATTCAAAAATATGGTAAGGGAAGTTATCAATCCCTTTTATGATATTGAGATAACTGAAAGTGAAATTCCACAAATTCTTTCTTATGGTATTGGTGGTCACTATACACCTCATATTGATGGTGAATCGTTGTGGCAAGCACCAGATGGAGAATTGATTTGGAAGAAATCTACTGATAGAGATATTTCTATGGTTCTCTATCTTAATGATGATTATGAGGGTGGTGATTTTATCTTTCCCGACCATCGTATTCGTGTGAGACCTGAACCCGGAATGTTAGTATGTTTTCCATCTAATCATCATTACAAGCACGGTGTGGAACCTGTGACAAGGGGGATGAGATACAGTATAGTATGTTGGGCTACTGTAAAAGGTGCTCCGACAATGGAGCAACAAAATCAAGAACTTTCTCAAAAATATGGAATTTTGGTAAATAATTGACTATCAAACTTTACATAATCATTGAGAATATAAATAATTAAAATTTTTTTACAAATAAAATGCAGTATATTAAACACTACTATGTTGATGCACAGAACGGTAGTTACTGTTGTGAGACATCATCGAATCCAAAATATAAAAGACATCCTGTGAATGAGTATGCTGGACTCAGTGTAAAAGTTTGGTTGACTGATTCTGATGGTGTCGATGTATGTCTTGCAGAACTTCCAGACTCTACCTCTGTTTCCACTATTGCAAATGGTAGTAAAAATAGTGTTAAAGTCTTAACCGAAGCAGAATATAATACTGTTTGGACTCCATATTCTGAAGGTATGGGTCTATATGGAGAAGAGTCTGAAGCTAGAAATTCTGGTGATGATTCAACTGCTGATGCTAAAAAAACAGCTGGTGATGCAAAAATGGCTGAAGCAACCACGGCAATTCGTGCACTCTGATTTTTAATCAAAGACATTCTATTTAATTAATGTGCCCCTTTTAAAGGGGCATTTTGTTTTTTGTCTTTTATGTGTTATACTGTTCAATTGAAACTAGGTGAGATAATTCTATGAATTTCAAAATCTATTCAAAAGAAAATTGTCCTTATTGTTATAAGGTAGAAACTGTGCTAGAAATGACCGGTACAAATTTTCAAGTTCATAAACTTGGAGAGGACTTTACACGGGAAGAATTCTATGCTAAATTTGGTGAAGGATCTACATTTCCTCAAGTCATCTGTGACGATAACACTATAGGAGGATGCGTTGATACAATCAAATTTCTCAGGGAAAGGCAAGTCATTAAATCTTAACATAAATAAATCACAAGATCACAGAAATCGTGGTGTTGATTTATTGCTTAATGGAGGTAAAAGAAAGCATACACAACCATTTCACATAATTCTTGAAAAGATGGTTTGCTTTCTGAATCGGGAAGTAAACATCTATTTTGAGTTTTCTTTCAGTTTAAGAAAACGAAAAGTAATTTCCCGGAGGAAAAAACAATGTTAGCAGTAAGTTTAGTTTTTGGTTCATTCCTTACCGTTTTATTTCTTATACTGGGAGTTATGATTGGTTGGACTGCTAGAGAATATATGATGAACTATCGGGAAGTGCCAAGACCTCACCCCGAAATGTTTGACGAGCAGGGTAATTTAATACCTGATGAAGTAATTGCATTTAATTTTGAAAACTATCATGACTACGACAACAACGAAGAAGAAGAAAACAACAGCAGCAACGATTGAACTTCCAAGAAATCCATTTGTCTTTGAAGTTTTAGATCTTGTATCTAAACAAAGAAGTAAAGCAAAGAAAATTGAAGTTCTAAAAAAATATCAAGATTCATCTTTAAAGTCAATTTTAATTTGGAATTTTGATGAATCCATCTTGTCAGTTCTTCCTTCAGGAGAAGTTCCATACTCTGGTTTTGATGATCAGAATGTCTATAGTGGAACTTTGACTACGAGAATTGATGAGGAAGTTCGTAAGATGCACGAAACCGATTCATTCTCCCTTGGATCTGGAGATAGACAGGGACATACTACTATTCGTAGAGAATCAAAAAATTTTTATAGATTTGTCAAAGGTGGTCAGGATGAATTGAGTACGGTTCGTCGTGAAACAATGTTCATCAATATTCTTGAGGGACTTCATCCACTGGAGGCAGAAATTCTTATCCTTGTAAAGGATAAAAAACTTGCTGATAAGTATAAGATTACAAAAGAAATCGTATCAGAAGCATATCCTGATATTCAATGGGGAGGTCGTTCCTGAATTATGAAAGTACTTCATGAAAACTGTGACCCTGAACTAGCACAAGATAAAAGTCTCCCATCTAATGCTTATATAATTGAGTATAAGTCTGAGGGAACTTCGTGTTTTGATATCGTTTCGGCAGGAAAACAATCAGAAATTTTTGATGCCTACTGGGACAAGCATCGTGACAACTTCGTGACTATGAAGCAGACAGAAGGTAGAGTTAATCCTAAGATGTGGGGTAATGAACCACCCAAAACGAAAAAGAAGAAGTAATTCCATTTTAGGTCGAAAAAAATCTCCGTAAAATTTTTGACCTGTAGGGTCGCTTGACTAAATAAGGTATGAGGTCTATAATAGACCTGTCGTTCATCTCCTTATGGAGACGCAAGTAAGTCGCGGAACGGAGCGTTCATCCCATGGTAGATCTATTACTATATTCAACTATTGCCTGTGCTGATGCCGATGCTATTATGCTGAGGATGAAAGCA